ATACGCTACACAAAATGAATAACGTCCGAAGTACAAGGGAAATGCGGTGGTTTCACCGAGATGTCTTGTAGGCCGCATATTGGAAGTATGGGTGAGTGAACGATACCACCTCTTTGCTAAAGAGGCAAGCTGAAAGGCTTCGGAGGTTTGAATCCTTCTGCTTCCGCAAAACGGGTAGTTACCGAAGTGGCAAACGGGATAGACTGTAAATCTATTGGCTTTCGTCTTCATTGGTTCGAGTCCAATACTGCCCACTATTAAATGAAAAATAAGACCAAAGAGTCAGATTGATGCAAAAAAGCATTGTCTGACTCTTTTTTTATTCAACATAAACACAAAATAAACACGATGGAACAAGAAAAAATCTTATCCACATTAAGCGAGAAACTTGGAGAAACCAGTTTTTCACCGCAGACATTACAGAAGTATGTAGAACTTAATCCCGTAGCCGAAGGTTCGGAGCCTGACGAGGCTTATTGGAACAAGGCTGTGAATTTTCTGAAAGGGATGCAAGGACAGTACAACCATGATGTCGCAACCAGAGTTGAGGACTTTAAGAAAAACTATAAGCCCCAACCGACTCCCCCGACACCTCCAACTCCACCGGCACCACCGAAAAACGATGATGAACTGGAGAAGAAGCTGAAAGAACTGGAAGCACGTTTAGATGCAGAAGACAGCAAAAAGGTTCAAGCTGACCTGCTAAAGAAGGTTACGGCTGCAATGAAAGCCAAGCAAGCGAATGATGATTACGTATTGGGCAAGACTTTGCAGGGGGTAACTTTCGATACCAAGAAAACTGTGGATGAACTGGTTACTGAATTTCTGCCAAAATATGATGCAGAATATAAGGCGTGCAGGGGTTATGGCACCGCCCCAAGAACTTCTGACGGTTCAGGTGGAACACAACACAATGCAGCCAGCAGATACTTTGAACGTAAAGGCAAGAAGGAAGGCTGGAAGAAGAATTAAAATTATTAACTCTAAAACAGTAAATGTATGGGAACAATGGGTAACACGTTTGATGTGAACACCGTGAAATACGGACATGCCCGTAAAGTGTGGCGTGAAATCCGTCACCGTTATCCGGGCGGTGGTATGGTGAGCAACATTTCCGATTGGGTTGCGGTTGGCAAGATTCCTGCCGGTACAGCTGTGAAGTTTGATCTTTCAGGTAAGACATTCACCGCTTATACGGATGCACAGATCAAGGCGGCTGAATCAGATATTACCACTCTTGGCATTAATGGTTATTTGCAAGAAGATATTCTTGTAGCCAGTGGCAACACAAAGGCCAGTGGGACAGTAGTCTATGCCGGAGAGATTTATCAGTACATGTTTGACGAAGAAGTGGTCGCTATCCTGCAAAAGATTACTACACTTCCTCAAATTGTATGGGTGCAGTAAAAGAATTTGAAAACAACATTTAAAATACGACAATTGTATGAATACACTTCCTATTGATTTGTACAAGGTTATCGAGTATGGGCTTGGTGGGGACACTTGGCAAGAATTTATTGACCGTTACAAGGAGAAGTATGACCTACTTCAAATTGATGGTTTTGAATTTGAAGCAACCAAGTTGGATTATACTTTCTCCCAGCTTATTACGAGCCTCGGCGTGAAAACGCTGCCAGCTTACGTTGATCCGGAAAGTCCGGGTTATGAAGCTGCATTGGGAGAACTCGAAGGAAGGACGGGTAATATCCCGACTCAAAAGAAGTTCTACCGTTTGAACCGTGTGACTGTGAGACAACAATTGCAGCTGTTGCAACGGGTAGGCATGTCCGCATTGACGGAAGAGATGCAGAATGTGTTCTTGGGCTTGCTTGATGAAAGTGCTGACGGTCTTATCGGATCGTACTACAATGCGCTTACTCACCAGCGAATGAGAATTGTTTCCACGGGTAAGTTCACTATTGATACTGATAACAACCCACGTGGTTTGAAGGGTATCACTATTGACTTTAATATCCCTGAAAACCATTATCAAGTATTGGCCGGCACAAGCCGCTGGTGGACTAAGGATGAACATATTCCGGCAAATCAAGGCTCTGCCTCTGATCCGATTATGGATGTAAAGAACAGAGTGAAAGAGATTCGCCGCAAATATCATTATTTGGGCAAGATCAGGATGGAGCTGGCGCAGGACTTATGGGATGATTTAATGACTCATACCACGGTTCTTAAACGTATCGGCCATTCCCTCTATCCGACTGTGACGGATGATAGTACGGTTATTGCCAATGCACAGAATGAAGATGAAGACCGCCTGAAAGCCATTTTCAAGAAACTGGTTAAGGTGGATGAAATCGTGCCACGTGACAGCTATGCTTTTGTTGACAAGCCCGGTAAGGATGCGGACGGACAACCTGATCTTATCACTGAACAAGTGGAGAACTTCAAGGCCACCAATATTGCCTTTATACCAGTAGGTCAGATCGGTACTATTCAAGGTGTGGAGCCTTTGACTTTGGGATATGAGGCAAACAAGGTTGCTTCTTATGACGGTGGACGCTTGAAACTGACACAGAGAGCCAATCCTGAAACACATTCAATCTATATTGAAAGTGAAGCCGCCCAAATGTGTGTGCCGAGAATGCCACAGTATATGTTCATCTCTACTGTAACTGTGTAATTCTTAAATTCATGCAAGAATGAATGAGGAACTTTCTCATACGGAAGATATGACCATTGAGGACTTTTTGAGTGGCGCAACTGCTTATGAAATAGCGGACAACGCCCTCAAAAGGGTTCTTGTCAAGCGGAAAATCGCTTTTGGAACAATGGTAAGTGAACTGACCGAAAGGCAGCTTGATCTTGCCACTGCCGATATTTACATGTGGTGTGCAAGCACTCCAAGCAGTAAGAATGATACCGAAGACAGTGACGGGGGATGGAAGCATAAGGAAGGTGGTTGGCAGACCAGTGCATACGACAAGCGGCAACTCCGTGAAATGGCGAAAGAACTGTATGAGAAATGGGATGAAGAAGTTGTAAAGGGCACTAAAATCAGAATAGTCAATTTTTGAGTATGAAAGTAAATAATCCACGGCATCCGCACAAATGTACTGTTTACCGAATTATAGGTGAGGATTCTTTCAGTGATGGTGAGAAGGTGATCTTGTATGAAGGTATATGCCGAAAGGAAGGTAGTACAAATTTGCGGACATTCAAAACCGATAATGTGATAAAGAGCGATTATCTGTTGAGCCTTCCCGGAATTGTTGAAGGAATATTGGCCGGTGATCTGATAGATGTCACGGACAGACAAGGCACTTTCACTCAATGTATGGTTACTGATAGCTATGCCGGAAATTTGGGAACAACTGTGTATTTCAATCTTGCAAAAAATTAACGCATGGATAACCGGAGCAATGAAGTATTGTTTGATGAAGGAATAAGGAAGGCAAAGGAGCTTGTTTCAGGATATATCTTTGATGTCTTGACTAAATGCTGTGAAGAACTTATCCAAGATGCACTTGATAACAAGTCAGGCTTTCGGAATCTTACGGGTAATACAATAACCAGTTATGCGTGCGGATTATTCATGGACGGTAGATTTTCCTATTTCGTTTGTAGTGGAGATTCAATGAAACAACCGGTGAGAGTAAAGCTGACTAAAGGTGAAACATTTGTAGGTGTCAGTTATGATAATCAGAACAGACGTTTTACTGGAACAATAGAAACTGATAAAGGTTATGGCGAAGCATTCTCCTTTGATTTCTTGAAAAGATATAAGTCGGAATCACGTAAAGGATTTGAGATAGTAATGTGCACGGGTACTGAATATTCAACCTATTTGGAGAATGTGTTGAATGCAGATGTTCTGACCGGAACATTTCAAAGGGCACAAAATACATTATTCAAGAACTTTAAACCAATGAAATGATGGGACGGACAGTTTATAGACGTATGGATATATTAAAACAAATCGCTGATGCAGTAACCGGCATTGGTGAAAAGGTTTTCATAACAGATCGTCCGGCTGCTGAACAAAAGGCGATGAAGGACTTTGTTGTTATCCGGTTGCCACAAACTATCCAAGATAAAGGAAGTACCTACCAAGACACTTACTGTCAGATAAACGTTTTTGCGCATGATCGCTCAAACGGTATTGAGAATACAGTCCGTTTGGATGAAATGCAAATGGAAGTGGTTTCAAAATTTCCAATAGTGACGGAATTGTTTTCAGCTGTAAGTCCACGATTGCTTCCCGGAGGAAATGACGGACTCGGTTTTCATTCCTTAATAATACAAGCGAAGCTAATAATAAACAAATGACACAAACTTAAAAAGATACGATTATGGCAGAGATTTCTATTACTACCAAACTGGAAGAGTTAAAGGTGCTCTTTAATCAGATGAAGGAGGTTTATTATGTGTCCAAAGTCAATAGTGACCTCGCAACTTTAGCGGCTTTTGATATGGAGCTGCCGGTACTCTCTGACGGAGTTACATTTGATACCGGAGCTGCCGATGTTTCCAAGATCAAGTTGACAACCGGAGCAACTTGGACTTCTATTGCTAATGCTGGAGATTCCGATATTCAGTTTCAAGTACCTTCCGTGGCAGGAAAGATCAATGACTTGTTACTGAACAAGAAAGCGGAAACGGTGACTATGACTGCTACCATTGATGGTGAGACTTATGAAGGTGAAGGTTACAATATCGAACCGAAGAAAGTAATCGGAGGACTCTTCATGCGTAGTGAAGACCGTCAAACAGCCTTGTTCTTACCGAATGTTGAGGGGTATAGCAACTTCGTCAGCGAGCAGGATAAGCCGGGGTACTTTAATGTATCTGTTTCTCCGTTGAATGATGCTAAGGGTGCCTCTATTTACATTTTACGTAAAAAAGTGTCCGAATAAAAAACTTAGGATATAACACTTTGCAAAATTCATATCAGCGAAAAGGTGGTGAGCTACTTGATACCGGCCACCACCTTTTTTCGTATAAAACACGATAAAATATGACAAAGAAGAATGACATAACACTTCCTACACCGGAGGATGAAAGGCTATTGAATGATGTGTTGGAAGACAGTGTGGACTATGTGGAAGTCCGAGGAAAGAAATATGGTATTTCATGGCTGAAAAGAGGGACTATACGCAAATTCACCAGTACCATGCAGAAATCGGGAAATGATGATAAGATCAGTTGCCAATGTGCAGCCGCTATCATTTTGAACGGATATTGGAAGATCAAGTTCTTCTATCCTTTCTTGTGGCGATGGTTCTTTTATATCAAACAATATGGAGATCATGAGCTGATGAAGGTTATAGCCGTCGGCAAAAAAAAAATTCCAGTGGAAGACTACTTGACTGCTACCATATATCTGACCGCGATGAAGGACACGATGATGACAATGACAAAAGAGGAAGCAGAGCATATCCTTCACGAACCAGCTACGGACAAACGTGGGAAATAGGCAAGTCCTATCCGTGGCTGACAGAGCCTTTGAGAGTATTTGGGATTCCAATAAGCAAGCCCTTGTTTGGTATTTATTGGGTACTTACAAATGCACAAATTGAACTATTGGCAATGGATGTGTCTATTGTGGTTACAGATTGTGACAAGGACAACAAGGAAAAGAAGCACGATACGAAGAACTTCAAATCCCCTTCCGTAAGCGAAATAGAGGATGCTGCCAAACGCTGGAAAGATAAGTATGGCAATGGAGAAACAGCAATTAACATTAATGATTATAAGTAACACAAACACAATAATATATGGCTGATCTCGGTAATTTATATTTTGATATACTGTTCCGTGATAAGACAGCGGAACAACGTAAAAAATTGAAAGCGGAAATCACCAAAGACTTGCAGGCAAAACTTGATGTGGGTTTTGACAAGAAGAAGTTGGTTGGCGATATGAAGACTTTGCTTCAAAGTGAGAAGTTTAAGATCAATGTGGTAGTGGATAAGGCCAGTACCACACAAGCTGTCCGTGCCGCCTTGCAAGCCGCCGGGTTGAATACAAACTTTACAGCAAGTGATTTACGCGCCGCCAAAGCCGCAGCCATTCAAACCAAAGCGGAGGCTTCTGCCGCAGCTGCACGTGAGCTTGCGCGACAAAGAGCCGCCCGTGCCGCCAAAGCGGAACTGGATTTGGCTAATGCCCGTGAGAGATCAGCCAATGCAGCAAGGCGGCACATGACAGCCACTCTCAATATGAATGGAGCAATGAACAGCCAGTTGAGTATTGTCGGACAATTAAGAAATGAATTTTTGGGGCTATACTCCATTTATGCGGCACAAAATTTCTTACGTGCAGTGGTTGATATTGGTGGTGAGTTGGAGAATCAGAAAATTGCAATGGCCTCTATCTTGCAAGATGAAGGCAAAGCTACAACCATATTCAATCAGATTAAGAAACTGGCTGTTGCTTCTCCGTTCGGGGTTATGGACTTGAATCAGTATGCCAAACAACTTTCCGCGTATTCTATACCATACAATGAATTGTATGATACCATGAAAAGGCTGGCTGATATATCAGCCGGTGTAGGTGTTGATATGGGACGTATCATATTGGCCTACGGTCAGATAAAGGCTGCTAAATTCTTGAAAGGAACGGAATTACGACAATTGACGGAAGCGAACATTCCTATGGTGGATAAACTGGCCGAGCGATTCAGCAAGTTGGAAGGCCGCATTGTCAGTGCCGGTGAAGTGCTTGATATGATCTCGAAAAAGAAGGTTACGTTTGAGGATGTAAAAGATGTTCTTTGGGAACTTACGGATGATGGTGGCATGTTTAATAATATGCAGGAAGTTCTTTCAGAATCAGTTAAGTCCAAATGGAAGAACTTGGCTGATGCGATTGACATTATGCTTGGTGATATTGCGGAGTCAACGGGTAGTACATTGAAATGGACTGCCGAAAGCCTTACCACCCTTGCACAAAATTGGAAAGAAGTTGTACCGGCTATCGAAGCTGCCGTTGGAGCCTTTGGAGTATATAAGGTAGCTACATTTGGCGCAAACCGCTTGATTGGGAATGAAAGTGCGGCTCTTATAAAAAGTACGCTTGCTGCCAAGCAAAAGGCAGCAGCCAATCTTGTTGTCGCATCCAGTTATCGTACACTTACTAATGCGGAAAAAGGACTTATAGCTTCAAGTAATACTATGACAACCGCAGATTGGAAAGCGTTGGCAAGTAGTGGAGCTTTAACTAAGGAGTATGCCTTGCGGTTAATGGCACTTGGAAAATTGAAATCAGGACAAGCCGGTCATATTGTGCAGGTACTTGGTATATCTCGTGCTGAAATGTCGGCTGCACTTTCAACAAGTAAATGGCGTGTAGCCATGATCTCATTGGGTTATGGTATAAAACAAGTAGGAGTTGCATTAAAAGGTTTGCTTTTTAATCCATACATGCTTTTGTTTACTGGGCTTACTGCCATTGCTGAATTATGGTATAAGTCCGGGCAAAAGGCTGACGAAATGAACGAGCGTATTTCCGAGTTGACAACAAGAGCACAAGACGGTTTCAAGAACCTAACGAAAGAAGCTCAAAAATTTGCTGATGTTGATCCTTTTAAGGCGAATGATGCCTCACTGATTGCTTCCATTGAAGAAATGAAAACAGCATTAAAGGATTATTCCCCGGTTTGGGCAGATACTTTTAATGAAACGTTTAAGACTGATGATGAAGGAAATACAGTTAAAAGCCTTGCAGAACAATATATATTGCTTCGGAATGCTTTGGATGATACAAAAGAGGCTTATAGATTGTTGAATGCCATAAGAGGTACATCTGAATATGCGAATGATGCTACTGATGGTTATTTTGACGAAAGCTTTAGTGAAAATATTGAAGACTACATCAAGACAGAGAAGCAGATAGACAAGATTATAGACCGTATGGCTGGTAGCTATATAGAGTATTATACTGCCATGCAGAAAGTTATAGCCAAGTATGATGATTTTGCTAAAGTCGCTTCGGGCAAATCATTGAAAGAGCAGTTGGATATAATCAAAGAATATCCCAAGGCATTAGCCAGTTTGAATAATGAGTTACCTTTCACGGGAGGATATAGGGATGATATTTTTCAGCTGCGGAAGGCATGGAAAAACTCTAAACGTGTTTTTGAGGAAGAAGTATCACCGGATATGCAGAGTTTCATATCTGAATATAAGTCACGATTACAAGCTGCCGGATGGAATTTAGACAATTTGAGTGACGCTCAAAAAATAGCTATCGGTTTGGATATAAGTTCTTTCTTGGATCAATTTAAAGAGATGCCGGTAGATATACGGAATTTTCTTAATGGTGAGATTCTTGAAAAACAATTCAATATTAAGATTAATGCTGAATATACGGAAACTATTCAGAGCTTGTCAGATTTGCAGAAAAAGTTCAATGAAGCCACAGATGGGCAATTTGAAGCTCAAATAAAGGTTTCTACGGATTCAGAGAAAATTATTGAAGGAATACAAAAAGCGTATAAGGAAGCTAAAGAGATAACAAATCAATTGAAGCCGGTATTGATTAAAGCCGGAATAGATTTGTCAGGTATTGGAGCTATTGACTTGTCAAAACTTCCCGACTGGCAGAAGCAAATTGTATCAGATTATAAAAAGGCTTTCGACACAATGCAAGCCGGTGAGAAAGGAGCTAAAGAAATCGGTTTTTCTCTCACTGATCCAAGTAAGGATAAGAGCAAAAAGGATGCCTTCGCTGAAAGATTGAAAGAACGGGTAAACTTACTAAAGGAGGCATATTCTGAATATAAGAAGTGGACTGACATTGTTGGAAAGGGAGAAGCTGCCAATAAGGTTAAAGGATCGGGTATTTTTGACTCCTTATTCAAAGGTAAAGAACCTGTGGATATTGAAAATTATCGGGATGAATTGAATAAGATTCTTAACCAGCTTGACGATAAAACCAAAGAACGTAGGGAATTGAAAGTCTCTATACGGAAAGTGCTTCTGGATATTGATGCCAACGCTATGAAAGAAGCTTCGGATAAGGCCGCAAAGGAACTTGAAAGGTACGTGTCTGATGTTTCAAAGAAATGGGATATATACAAGCAGCTTGTCAATGCCGGTGCAAGTAAGAAGGATGCTTCTTTATACGCTTTCGGAGCATTGTCTGAATATGAGAAGAAATCCGAGGAATTAGCTGAAAAGGTAACTAAGAAAATGAAGGATAAAGGGGTATATATACCTTTGACTTTCACCGAACAAGAGGCCACAGAATCACTTGGAGGTAAAGACAGTGTTTTGTATAAACAGTTTTTCAGTGCATGGAAGGAAGCTAAAGAAGCTATTGAAAAAGATAGTTTGGAAGTAAAGCTGAAAGAAGTTACTGCCCTCAACAAATACAAATCTATCGCTGAAAAGATACGGGACTTAAGCGAGAAATATGCTCCCTTAACCGGCACCTTCATTGGTGAAAATAATGAACTTGTTGGGAATGTTGAAGGCATGACTCCCGGACAGAAAGCTCTTTTTACCGAATATAAGGAGGAACTGGCAAAACTAAGGGGACAACTGCTTGAACTTCTTCCGGTATGGGAACAGATATTTGGAGATCAGACCTATAAATCATACGGACAGATACAGCAAGCATCCGATTATGCGCAACAGATTATTGATAATGCTTCTGTAACTAAAAACAAGAATGGAAAGCCAACAGCTTTTACTTCTTGGTATTTGGATGAGAATGGTAAACGGATTGATGTTTCAGGAGAATATTCTCAAATTGAGAAGTTAAAGAAAGCCATACAAGACTTATATAAGGCCGGATTACAGAAGAATCCGTTTGCCACTCTCATAAAAAATATTCGTTCTTTATTCTCCAGTGGAGATAAAGATGAAAAGGGTACCATAGAAAAGATTGCAGCCATAGGAGAAAGTGCCGCTGAAAGTGCTGATCTTGTCGGCAATTTTGCAGGGCAGATGTCTTCCATGTTCGATGCTTTGGGCAATGAGGGTATGGCCGACACGATGGGTAATGTGCAGGATGCCATGTCTTCTATAAGCAATATCGGGCAGGGATTCGCCAAAGGTGGAATAGTTGGTGGTATTGCTGCCGCTGCCGGTGAAGCTGTAAACTGGATTGGGAAGATAGCACAAGCACATGACAAAAAGCTTGATAAGGCTATTGAAAAAAGTAAACTTCGTGCTCAACAGTTGCAGTATATATACGAACAGATTGACGGTATTCTTGAACGTTTCTTGGGCAGTGGCACGGAACTAAAACTTGTAGATGCAGAAAATGACCGTACCCGGTTGAATCAATTAAATAATCAGATTGGGGCAATACGCAATAAGGGAAAGATCAACATCTTCGATTTGATGTCTTTGCAGAAATATAAGCAGGAAGCGGAAAAACTTCAAAAACGTGTTTCGGCATACGATGAAGGTGGTGCATACGGGTATCAACGTGCCTTGATGCAAGAACAACTTTCAGAATTGGAGAAACAACGGCAAGCCGAAATTGACAAGAAGAAGACGGATGATAGCAAGGTGGCTGATTATGAGAATCAGATTGCGGAGATGAAACAGCAAATAAAGGATTTTGCCGAAGAAACGGCTGAATCTCTTTATGGCATTAATTTGAAAGACTGGGCTTCACAGCTGGGAGATGCCTTGTATGAGGCATGGCAGAAAGGCGAGGATGGTGCCGAAGCTTTCAAAAATAAGGTTGCCGACATTATGGGTGATGTTATGAACTCCATTCTCAAAATAAGTATTTTGGAACCGGCCATGCAACAGCTTCAAAAGATGCTTTTCGGTGAGGATGGAATGAGTGGTTATTTCGGCAAGGATTTCTCTCTTGACGAAAAGGAGTTGGAAAGTATTGCGGACTATCTAATGGGGGTAAGTGAGAAAACCGATGATTACTATTCCATGCTTGACAAACTGAATAACTATATGGAAAAGAAATATGGTATCAGTATGAAGGAAGAGGAAGAAGACAGTGGAAGTGGTTTATCTAAAGGCATACAGAATGTTACTGAAAATACCGCTAACCTTTTGGCTTCTTATATAAATGCAATCCGGGCTGACGTGAGTGTTAAACGGGAGTATGTGCGCAGATTGGTTGAAGAATTGTTCCCGGCCTATAATGTAATAGCACAAGCACAATTACAACAACTGACAATGATACAGATAAATACAGCAAAGAATGTGGAATTTGTGGAAGAAATCAGGGATATACTACATAGGAATATAAACGGTGTAAACAAGTTTAATATATGATTATGAACAGATTGAATAGTGAATTGAGAGGCCATGCCGTATCGTATGGCCTCTGCACACAATGGCAAGGTGACTGGCAAAACAATAAAAGCCAGCAAGAATTGATCGGAATGTATATACGGGGCATTGATTTTTGTATTGAACACGATTATCCGACGGTGGAATATATAAAAGGCAATTTTGACCGGAGTCTGCTTCATCAAAACCATATTTTTGTTGATGAACCAGTAATCGGAGGCGACAATGGTGTATATGTACTGAACGGTAAATGTTCAGGCAAACTTTCTTTCGGTAAATTTACAGTTGTTACTCTCCATTTGCGGCATGATAGTGAATTGACTCTTGAAGTGGAGGATTGTGCCAAAGTTTTTGTAAGTGTATATGATCGGGCTAAACTACATGTAAGGCAAAGCGATGTGGCTAAAGTTTATGTATATGTTCATGGTGGAAACTGTAAAGTTGAAACCGATGGCAATGTCATGGTAAGATATAAAATGAATGGGGATTAACATGTGTTTTGCAACATCCTTATTTATAGCCTTTTATATTCCTATATTATTTGAACGGTATCATAAATGACAATCAACATCTCGCCACAATACGGTAGATACGCGCATTATTTATATTATGTCTAAATTTTAGAGTAAATATAACTGTTTTTATTTACCGATTCTTACCGTTTGTTACTGATGTTTACCGAATTTATTTTATTGATTTTTAGGTTGTTGTATGGTGAAAATATCGTCTTTATATTTGCGCTGGAAACAATGTTGTAAGGTTCATTACGTGGTTGTCATGAACTGGAGTAAAATATTATAGGGCATTCTCTTTGAGGCAGACAACCACATTAAGCTTCATCGGGATTTGCCCTTTCTCTTTACTATTATGTCAAGCGTGACTATTATATTAAGGAGGGTTCAGTAGGTACGAGTAATGGCGTATTGGGGTTCGATTCCCTGCCTACTACAAGATCGGACAAAATAATTCCCCAAAAGCGGAGATGTCCGAGCCGCTGATGGGGAAAACATTAACTTTATAGTGCAAAGATATGGAAAATTTTAATCAGTTAATACCTATTGATGAGGGAAAAGGTAAAAAAAGAACAATGACCTCCTTACAGATTGCAGAAATTACGGGCAAAACTCATTCAAATGTAATGCGAGATATTCGCAATATCCTTGAACAACTGGAAGATAGACGACAATTCAGTTTTGAATTATCATCAAGACCTCAACCTATGCCAAACGGTGGAAGCAAAGAAGTGTCTTGTTACATTCTCACCAAAAAGGATTGTCTTCTTCTCGCAAGTGGTTATGATGCAAACTTACGAGCCAAAATTATTAATCGTTGGGAAGAACTTGAAGAAAACAAGCGTGAACTTTCCCGTAAAAGGGAGAAATCTTTGTTAAGTAAAATCTAAATTTATAATATGAAAACAAATCAAGAAATGGTGCGATACATTGATAGTTTTTCTGTGGTTCAGCGCACGAGTGATGGTTATTTTGACGGAACTGAATTGCTTCGGCAGTGGAATAATGTAGAAGGGAATCCGAGAAGGCAAATGAGTAAATTCTTAGAATCTGATAATACATCAGAGTTTTTGAAAGCTCTTGCAGAGGATGAAAGCCATAGAGCAAAAATGCTCATTGGTGAAAATCAACTACTTATAAAAGTTAAGGGTAGAAATACGAAAGAAGGCAAAACACCCGATAAAGTTTGGATGAATCCGCTTCTGTTTATCAAATTTGCTATGTGGATAAATCCGGCTTTTGAAGTCAAAGTATTACGGTTTGTGTACGATGAAATGATTCGCTATCGAAACGATGCCGGGGATGCTTACAAAGAACTTGGCTCTGCCGTTCAGAAGATAGTTCCTAAAGAGTTTATGCCGAAAGCAATGCAAAAGGTTGGGGAAGCATTGAATTGGGTTGTGTTTAACTCACATGAGAAAATGCTTCGCAACAAGCAGGGTGATGAAAGCAAACAACGCGAACTGTGGCAGCTTGAAAAGAAGGTGGCTGATTTAATCAACGAGGGATTCATTACCAACTTCGATAATTTAATATCATACCTTAGAAAACAATATTCAAAAAGGAACTATCCTGCCGTGTTCCAATTACAGCAAGAAAATACAAATTTTATCCACTATAAATAATAAATTAATATGGAATTAGTAGAATTTATGAGCAACAAAGAATGCGTTGTAGAAACATTCAAAGTAAATGGTCTTATTGCAAAAGACAATACGGTAACAGAGAAAGGTTTAATGGCTATACAGTTCTATTTAGATATGATAGAGCAAAAGAAGCCAGAATTAGAAAATTGTCAAACGGCTTATATGTCATGTAGTGAGGTGGAGGAATGGGAAAAGAAAAACGCTGCGGCTTCGGTAAGTTTTGACAGCGGAGGGGTAGTCGAGTTTCTCCCGATAGAAATGTTCTCAAAAGATGCTAAAATAGAAAAGGGAGGTGGCATAAAAGGTATGCTTATTTCAATGTGCGATTGCGCATGTGAAGATGAAATATCCGAAATAGTATCTTCAAATGATGAAATTCGTAAATTGAGAGATGCGCTTAACAAATATCTCGAAAGCTGAATACTTTTGGCTAAGAGTGGCAAAATGCACAAAATAAAATTGGGCTGACTTTGGAGCCAGCCTAATTATAATTTATACGCGAAAACATTAGCCAGATTATGTTAGCTCAATATTTAATGGTAGTCAGCGTTAAAAGACGTACTAATATCTTTATATTTAGAATATAATTTGATTTTATAGATATTATATGTTCCACGACCATTAAGTATAGACTTATCTACGCTTTTATTTGCGGATTTAAATATAAAATAATAATTACCATAAGGGATTGTAGTTTTATATTTTCCCGTATTGTCAATCGTACAACTATATTTTACTTTATTTGATTTGAGAATATCAACCAAACATATAGCTAATTCACCTTCTCTCCTAATTTGTTCTTCAGCGGAAATGTAAAAGTCATATTCTTTTAATTTGGCTATTGCTTGTTCTTGCCCAACAAGTTCTTTCCATTTGATGTATTGTAACAAAGATTCATACCCCATTTGTATAGAGTCATTTTTTAATTCAATATCTTGTTTGAAATATTTACATGGTATAATATATAATTTTGCACCAATATCGGCTTTCGTACCTGAACCATTGTCGTAAGTTACAAGCCCATTTACAGATGAATAACTAATCTGTTTGTTCTGCGAATAGGAAGTAAAACACATAATAGTATAAAGCAAAAAGAATAATATATTTTTTTTCATTTCTTATGTAATTTATTTAATAAATATTTTATGTCATTCTTGAATCTTTTTATATTAAAACGATTTTCGGGAAAATCGACATAGAAGAAAAATAGCAATGTTGAAAATGGTAGTATGACTACATAAAATATAATCCAATGCCACCCAGTAACACTAAAGCAGATCAGAAGAATCACTACTATCCAAACTAAAACTCCTAACATATAATAACCTCTTTTATAATTAAATACAAAAGTATTAATAAATAAAATTATGACAAATGATATTTTTTATGTTTTTCAACATACACGTGGAAGCAAGTTAGGGGTTGAGTATAATAATCTACTAAAAAATACTTTTATGGTATTATTTTCTATGATTATATAGAAAATACAATTATATTTGCGTTGAAATAAGATTAAAGTATAAGGCCATAGAGCTTGTTGTGGAGACTAAATATCTCTGCGGCAAGCTCTTTTTTTATATGTGTATATGAACGAACCGTATTCTATTTTGATGCAGAAAACTACCGAGAATGCTCCGGTCAAAGACAGCTTGGTGCATTTTGGAATTGTGTGCACTGAATTTCCGTTCAAGCCGGGTGGGGAAACGAAAGATTTACCCAAACGGGATTGGCCGGATGAAGACGGTGAAGATACTTACATACCCGATAAGCTGCTATTAAAGGCATACGACTTGGAAGCCGAGATGTGTTATAAGGGGGATTTGGGTACTGCATACGATAAAATTATGGCCTTTCAAAACTATCTCACGGGGGAGAATGGTGACGGTGCCACCTTGAAAATGTATAACTCGCACACGGGTATCGGGCGACAAGGACTTTACTTA